AGCCCGACTCTTTAAAAGCGTGATTCATGGCAAAACTGTTTGTTACGTTGAATGCTGGATTAAAAACCCGTCTCTTAGTGAAATGCACCCGATGACCTTCGAGCAGGAATTTGAAATGATAAAACAGTGGCAAAAAGAAATAGTTGGGGAAGCCCTTAGTGAAATATTTACGGAGCAAACCGGCCATGAATGGAGGATATATTTTAAACGGGTGCCATTGGAGTTTACAAACCTTTCAGATGACGACCTGATTACTTATACAGGGTATACAAAAGAACAATTAACCGCTAAATAACCAACATGGAAAAGAAATACCCCATCGGCGGCTACGCGCCCGGCAATTATGAATGCAAGTGCTGCACATGTGGCAAGCAGTTTACCGGTGATAAACAAGCTGTGCAGTGTGAGCCTTGTGCCATATCTGAAAAGGAAAGGTTCGATGCATTGTCCCCAGAGCACCAGCGGGCGTTAATCGAAAGGAATGCCGCGATTGCACATATAATGTTTTCATATGCCGGTTCCGGTGAGCAGATTGTTGCCAACCAAGTTGCAGGGATGCCACTCGAAGAAGCGATTTTCCAAGCAGGATATGTGGCCGGGGTGGAGTTTCAGAAGAAGCGCCTAACACCTGAACAGATCGAGGCCAGAAAACAAGCCATAGAATGGTACAGGAACCCGGCAGCGACCGACACGCAAAACGGCTTATCGGTGTTTATTCCCTGCGCCGAAGATGATCCCCGGATCTGTGGCGGCTATACCTCCAATGACGGCCAATGCCTTTGTTATGTGCGGGAAACAACTGTGCCAGTTATAGAGCAGGGTGCAGTATGGATGAAGGCGAGTCAGAGGTTGCCACAGGCACATGAAAAGTTATTTATTAAGATTGAAGGAACAATGTCCATAGGGGTTTGGCATCCGCATCATGAACTTTTTATGGACGATTCTGGAGACTTCCACCCTCCTGACCAAGTCGAATGGCTCGACGAAAGTGGGGAAAAGGAAGACTGGATCAGCGTGGAGGAGAGGTTACCGGAGCTTTGGGAGTATGTTATGGTGTATAACACTGAGGGAGTTACTTTAATTGCCCGACTTCTCGATCAGGGATGGGTTGCTTTTTTTGCCGATGGAGAAAAGCATATGGGGGAACTAACCCCAACTCACTGGCGGCCACTACCTGGGGCGCCGGGAAGGGGGTGATTCTTAAATAAAAGGCCTGATAATAATCCAAAATATGAGCATAACCGAAACTAACAAGAAAATCATCCAGCTGATGGGCGAAGGTAATACGGACAAAGAGATTGCAAGTAAGATGCAGATGCCAATACCTACTGTACGAAAAAGAATTGTTAATATGCTCAAAAAGCATGACTGTCGCAACCGGACCCAATTGGTTCTCAAAGTGGTGCTTTTTAATATTAGCAGCTTTGTAGGAAAATAAACGCAGTAAATGACAAAAAACATTATTTTAGTCGGCGGTCCTGAAGACGGCAGGCAGGTATCCGTTCGTAGTGATCAGAAAATCTACACAATCGTACAGCCGATTAAAACGGACGGACTGAAAATATTATTAACCAGCACCCAGCAGGGCGAGTATCAGCAGACCGGGGAGTATTCCGGGATTATGGAGATATTCGCATGGAAGGGGTGGAAATGAAATGTAGATATCATGAAAGAGTTAAACATGCCCGCTATTTTGCCAGGCACAATGAAAGAACAGTTGCGCGCATTAGCTCCATATATGGTAGATCATGCCATAAAAGCAAATGGTGGCTGGGTGGCTAATTTGAAAATACCTATCGATGCATTTATCACGGCAGAATTTAATCATGAAGAACTTGCTAAATACGATTTAAAATTGTGCGTTACCATTGAAGCGAATGAAATGCCGGATTTTGAAACATGCGGTAGAAAGGCAAGCCGGGCGCGATACGCTGATGTAGAATTAAGCTATAAATAAATTAAGTTATGATACCACTATGAGCATGACCGACGACCTCAAACCATATGACCCGCGCCCTGAGTGGATGTTACAATATCACAAGGAAGTAGACAGCGGCGCCGACAAGTTCAAGGAATGGGCACGAAGTAACCTGAACATAGATATTGACGAACAGCTAAATTACGATCAGGGAACAGCGAAGTCTGCTGTTGCGCAGCAGGTACTTCACTGCGTGGTTAATCAAATCCCGTTCATTCTCCATAACGGACCGCAGCGGTTCTGCGTTATCGTTCCTGAATTGCGGGTGATTGTCATATATGCGCAAGGAGATGGCACCACCGAAATACTCAATACCCAACAGTTCCAGAACAGGGTAAAGATGCTCTACGTTATATACCCTCAATTCTCCCCCGTTTCAATAAAGCTCCTGAAGTCAGCGCTTGAGCTGGCTATCTCCCAATGGAAAGACAACTCGCCAAAGCAGCTACCGGGAACATAGCTATCACAAACAATACAATATAACGGAATAATGGTATCATAAATGATATCTATAAGTTACTGAACTTTCATAGATATTTACTATCCGTAGGGCAATAACAGCCTTACGGATTTTTATTTATGGCAGGTGGTAGACCACGACATTATGAAACCCCGGAAGAACTGCAAACAGCAGTTGACGGGTATTTTACTCACATCTCAGAAAAGAAGGAGCCTGCCACTGTCACCGGTTTAGCATTACACATTGGTTTTGAGTCTCGTCAATCAATATACGATTATGAGGAAGACGGTCAGTTTTCTTACATAATTAAAAACGCAAGGCTTCGCGTCGAGTGCGAATACGAGAAGAGGTTAAGCACGGCGCAATCCCCCACCGGGGCAATTTTCGCTTTAAAGAATATGGGTTGGAAAGATAAGACAGAGCAGGAAATCCATGGCGCCATGCCGGTAGTATGGAACGAAGAAAAGACCTATCAAACGAAGGCCGGTGAATGAAGTTAACATTCAAACAGACCACAGCCCTCGATTACTTAGAGGATAAGATCACAGAGGAGGTATTATTTGGCGGTAGTGCAGGGCCTGGAAAATCAGCACTCGGTTGTTACTGGCAGTTAAAGAACAGGTTTAAATATCCGGGGAGCAGAGGCTTTATAGGCCGTGACGTTTTCAAAACATTGAAGGATACAACACTCAAAACGTTCTTTGAGATAGCGCAAAAGCAGGGCGTAAAGAGGGGTAAGCACTTTGATCTTACCGGCGCCCATGATAAGGAAAATCCCAATTGCCTGTTGTTCGACAACGGCAGTTTGATTTATCTGCGGGACCTGAAGCAAACACCAGCGGATCCAGACTTTGACGAACTGGGATCGCTGGAAATAACCGATTGCTTTATTGATGAGTGCAGCCAGATTGTGCAAAAGGCAAAGGATATATTAAGGACCAGGTTAAGGTTCAAGTTAATTGAATATGATCTTATTCCTAAAGCTCTTTACGCAACGAATCCGAACAAGGGATGGAGTTATTACGAGTTTTACAAACCGTCTAAGGACGGTCTTTTACGGCCCGACAGGCAGTTTGTAAAATCATTGGCAACTGACAACCCTTATATCGCCGCGGCTTACCTGGACAGCTTGCGAAAGTTGCCTGAAGGACCAACAAAGGAGCGGTTATACTTCGGCAATTGGGAGTACAACGACGATCCAGCCGCGCTGATCTTGTATGAAAAGATACTCGATTGTTTCACGAACGACTTTGATAGCCTACGGGGCAAAAAATATATAACGTGCGATGTGGCCAGGTTTGGGAGTGACAAAACGGTGATAGGTGTTTGGGATGGGTTTAGAGTGCGTTTATACATGTTTAAAGGGCTATCGGTCCCCGAAGTCGCGGAGAAGGTGATCTACTTCCAGCAGCTAAACGGAATTCCTAATAGCCATACAATAGTCGATGAAGATGGTGTAGGCGGCGGGGTTGTAGACATTGTAAAGTGTAATGGTTTCGTGAATAATAGCAGGCCACTGCCAAACCCAATCAAACCTCAAAAGGACGAGAAAGGCAATATCAAGCCGGAGAACTACGACAACTTAAAAAGCCAATGTAGCTACCGGATGTCTGATAGGATCAATAACGCGGGGCTATTCATTGAGGGGGCGACCAGTGAAGAGAAGGAGGAAATAGTCGAGGAAATGGAGCAGGTGAAGCAGAAGGATATTGATACTGAGGGGAAGCGGGCAGTGATGCCTAAAGACTTGGTGAAAGAAGCGCTAGGACGTTCGCCTGACTACTGGGACACAATAATGATGCGTGAATGGTTCGAACTAAAACCAATTGTAAAAGCAGGTGCTATAATGTTATAAATGGCAAAAGTAACAGTTACAAAAAAGAAGGATGGAACGGTAGTATATAGCACCGGTGGCGGGTTCTTTGGTAATATCTGGAATA